TGTAATCTTTTGAATGCGAGCCATTTCTTTAAATGATGTCACACCAGTATCACCCAACTGGGCTAATTTTTCCTCTGCACCTGCAAAATCATCCATTAGCTCTGTGACTGGCACTTGAAGAGCTAAAGCTGTTTTGCGCATGTCCCTCATGTTATCGGCAGCTTCGGCGCTAGACATTCCCAATGCCTTCATACCAATTTGTATGTTTTTGGTATATTGCTCGTTGGAAACTCCAACCTCATTAAATAAAGCTGCATCCCGCATCAAAGATTTTTGTTGTTCTTTGCTGACCATAGTGAAGTCAGTTACGCCAGAAACCAAGGCCTTCGTGGCCTGTGTCATATCTTCGTATGCGTCTTCTCCGAGTGATAACCTTAATTGATCTCCCAGCTTGATAGCATCTCTTGATAATTCTCTAGAGGCTGCGCCTGTTCTTTCTAATTCTCTTGATAAACTTTGAACGTCATTAATTCTACTCGACAGCCCAATAAATGCTTTTTTACCCTTATCAAGCGCTTCGTTTAATTCTAATTGGTTTTGTCGAGTTTTTAGAAGCTCGTCCTGAGTGCGCTTATATTCCTCGTTAAGCTTTGTTTGGACCCTAACCAGTTCATCCGCAACTTCTTGATATTCTGCAGTGCCTTCTGTAAGGTCTTCCTGATCTTCAATCAGAGCGGCAATTTCATCTCTTAGTTCTTTTATATTTTCATTTGCTTCTTCAACATCAGCTGCACTAACGTTGACATCAACAGTTTCTGTTGTTTTGCCAGCGTCACGGCTGCGCTGAGCCTCAGCCAGCAAATCCTTAATGTCATTTAAGGTACTTTCTACACTCACGGTGATTGATATCCTTTATTATAAATAGTAAAAGCCCAAAAAGATGGGCTTTTGTTAACTAGGTTGGCCCGCCTGGGCCACTAAATGATGGCTGGTTGAAAGCACTTAAAGTTTGTGTTTTGCCATTGTTACCTTTTTTCGCATTTTCAATGGCTTCCCTCTCAGCCTGTAGTTGCTTTGCTAATCTCTCAGAAAACCACTGTCTCAATCCAACTGGAAGGCTGTATGCTTCTGCAAAAGACCACCCGCCAGAGTATTTCATAAAGAAAAAGATCTCATACACCGACTCCATGTACTCAGCGGTCAGGCCAAAAAAAGTCCGCGGTAAGCGGCACCTCCATTGTATCCTCAAAGCCACAGTTAGAGCATGTAAAATGCTGATCAATATCAATGTTTGGAGCAGCAGATTTATAAGCTTTTCTTAAAAATGCAGAGTCTCTAGATGGTATGTTCTCAGCAACATAATTTAGTGCATCTGGTGTGCTGTTATTATTAACGGAGACCAACATAGCACGAATCTGAGTTGTGATCAAATTGTCGGGCTTATTGCCTTTGGTTGTTGAAGTATTTGAAATTCTTTTTTCGTCATACCCATTCAAAAGCTTGAAAACAACATTTAAGCCGCTCGTTGGCAGAACTGCCAAAAACGTACCATTTCCATTGTCCGTAACACCATCTATAAGTTCGCCACTTGTAATTTCAGCAAGATTCAAATCAAAAGAATATTCTTGTCTTGTTTCACACGCGGGGCATCCAACATTAGTAGTGTAAATATTGCCATATCCAGAAACTCTGGAAGCAATGACAAGGGCATTTTTATCACCTACTAATAAAGACGTTGCATCGATTGATTTGTCCATAATAATACTCTGGATAACCCTATCGATTGCCACGCCTTGTTTGAGAAGAGATCTTGATGTTAAGATATCCTCTTCTTTTGCAGTCATTTGTTTAATTTCAATTGTTGTTTGATTGTGAAGTGGGTGGCCGACTGCATAGAATCTACCCTTGGACGGCAACTCAACAAACTCCGTTGGAACAACAAAAGAAAAAAGTTGTTCTGGGGAGCTTGCGTTGCTTGCCACAGGAGATTCAGCTTGGTGGGCAACGTTGCCACCACCTACTCTATCTCTATTTCTTGACAATATACACCTCTCGTTTTGTCAGTTTATTATACTTGGAAGAAAGTATTTCCGCCTTGGGCTCTTGCAGAACCTTCGGCTGCAGTATCTAGTCTAGCCCAATCGTAACGAAGTTTTAAGGTTAATTCTGTTAAAGAATCGGAACCATATTCTAAGGTACCGCCAAAGTTAACTTCAGTAACAAATGCATTCCAGAGAGTCCAAGATTCAATCACAGCACCATTAGCATCAATTTGAGAAATTTTTACCTGTCCCAGTGCACCAACTGCTTTAGCCTTAGACATGCTTGTTAAGTCTTCATTAGTTGCTTTGGTTGGGGGCTTATAGCCAGCCGCTGTAACAATACCAGCTAAAGTAGCGGCTGAATCGGGATCGCCTGCAGGATCAACTGCGGTGATATCAATAGCATTCCATGTTACCGCGTTTGGGTAGTAGAATGTGTGATTCAAATATTTGTGCTCTGTCTCAGAAACAGTGAAAGTAGGCTTTGTAACCGACTTTGCGTACCACATCAACGAGCCACCCTGTTGTGAGTCGATTCCGTCGACGGTAATTGTAAACCTAAAAGCTCTTTTAGGATCTTTTAAAGGTGTGTCGGATTCTCCGAAATTTGTTGACCAAAATGCCATTTTTAGTTTTCTCCCTTGAAATTAACTAGTTTTTAAATTATTTTTAGTCATCGAAAGATGCACCAGTCGATGCGATAACGAAGTCAATTGCGATGAACTCAATTGCTCTTGCTGGCTTGACCATAATCTTCGCGTAGAGGATGTTTTGGTCAATAAGATCTGGTGTCGTAGTAGTCTCATCAAGAATGAGTCTATAATCCGTGATACCGAATCTGGTCTTGACGTTTGCCAAGAATGGCTCGATAAGGCCAGTAAATCTGTCCCACGTTGCTTGGACATTCTGCTCGAAGAGAACTTGGGTCGAAAGGATAGAGATTTGCTTTTTCAAGTAAATGACAAGCCTGCGAACGTTAATTCTATCGAGTGCCGATGGGCGTTCCTGAAGAGTCTTTTGACCAAGGACAACGATTCCATTAGATGGGAACGAAGCAATTGGGTTGATACGCCCATCATAGAGAGTATCGCGCTCTTTGGAGGAAAGCCTTTCTGAAACATTGACAATTGGAATTCCTGCTGCGCCTTCTGTAAGGCCACCGCGGTTGAAGCCTGCTGGTGCGAACCAAACATCCGATCTAGCCTCTGAAGATGCTAACACACCCATCATTGCGACACTTGGCGGAATCCAAACTAATTGTCCTGTACTTTCGTCTCTTGTTTGCACCCATGGGTAGAAGGTCGCACCGTAGGAGGAATCAAGCCTTCTATCCTTAAGAGTGTTGGCAGTGCCGACAACATTTAAGTTAACACGTTGTGCTTTTTTCTTATAACCCTCATGAGTTGGGGTGTAAACATTTGGAAGATCGATCAGAGCCATTGTATCTGCTCTGTCTTCGCAAGTTCTAACCATGTGGTTTGTAAGCGCCGTGTTTGTAAGACCCGGAACAACCAACAGGTTCATGTCGATAAGTTCAGGATCAGCAACCGTGTCAATAGCACGCTTGTAAGAGTGGTAAACATAGCTGTTATCTTCTGTGGATCCGTCGCCCATTAACACGTTTGCGAGTGGGTCAGGTTTAGTGATATCGAAGCCGTCAAAACCACCCCAGAACGGTGCTGTGAATTTATCAATACCCTCATCAAGAAGTGTTTTATAGCTAGCTGTTGCGCTGGCTGCTGTAACAGAAACTCCTCCTTTTCTAGAGCCAGACTCGTAGTTGAACACTGAGCTTTCTTTTCTAACATTGTCAAGACTGAAGATATACGCCCATGGCTGTACACCATCTCCAACATTAATATGATTAGGATCATCTGGGAAATCTGCATAAAGAAGTCTATGCAAATCACCTAAACCTGAAGCTGGTGCAGTTGATTTAGCAGTGCGTGTAGTGCGGAAACCAAAGTAGGCGTCTGTTTGATCTACAAGGCCACCATCCATCGACGACGAACGAAGTAAGCTTGACGGGAAAGTAAATGATGCGGTAACATCAGGCGCGCCGTCGCCGCGTCGTATACCTCCCTCCATTCCGCCAATAAGCTGAAATTTTCCGGAAAATCCATAAAGATCTTCTTGATATGTAACCATCGCGCTTCCAGAAGAATCTGCTCTGTCACTAGCGTTATTATACGCTGCATATCTTGGCCCCGAGTAATAGCCGAATGGAAGAAGCGACGGATCAGTTGCGCCGGCTTCAACATCGTTGTTCATTTCAACTCTAATAAATTTAGACATGTTAGGATACTCGCCATAGTATCTTAATCTCTTAGCACTGTTATCCCACTGTGCGTAAACATCACCAATTTTTCTTGCGACAAAGTTTGGCGAAGCTGGATTTAAGTTGCAATTATCGAATCTTTCAAGAACTTCGATTCTGTTATCGGTGTCAAGAAGGCTCCGCAAAACAACCGAGAAGGAACCAAATTGGCTTGTGTTGGTTGAGGACTGTTTAATTCTTTCGATTGACACTTTCACATTCTTGTGCAACCACTCACCATGGCCGCGGCCCTTCAAACGGAACAGTTTCTGCATGTTTACAGGCTCGTAGCTTGTGGCAACTCCTACGTCTTGAGAAATAAACCAGCCGGCAGTAGCTTCACGCCATTGTTGACCTTTCATTTGCGAGGGGCCAACACCACTGGCCAAAGAACCAGAACCAAGCGCAACAATACACCCCACACTGGCAGAGTTATGAAAGCCGTTGCTTTGCACGCTCTGCTCAAATGTTTCACCAAGCCAGTAATCTTTTGAACCTGACGGATAGAAAGTCGTAGTGTTTCCACCCCATAGTTGTGGGTTTGTGCAAAACTGACTACGGATAAAGTTTTCTGAGTTGTTATTGAAGTTAAATGTGAACGTCTCCGTGCCTTGAGAGGTGCCTTGAATGGAAGCTCTATAGTTACCATTTGCGTCACTAGAGATGAACGCTCCAGCAGAAGCGGTAACTGAACCACTTCCCCAAAGTGCTCCAGAAAGTTGAATAACACCGTTTTGTAAGTACCAAATTGCAGCACAGGTTCCTGTACCGAGGTCTCCCTCAACCGCACTGGAAGAAGTGAATAGGAATAGTCCATATGCGCCACCATTTTGTGATCTGGGCGTAGATGACATCGTTACCGGCGTTTTGTCGGTCTTCCAGCCTGCTGCAGCATCGCCGCCAGCAGCCTGACCGGTGGGAGTGTGAACGCCCATTAATCTAATATAAGTTATGGGTGCGACATTTGAACGTAAAAATGCTTTTGCAGCATAAGTTCCATACATAGGTGATTGTCTGTTACCCTCACGGTAGATATCTCCACCGCCGGCGCCTGGGACTGTATCTCCGAACTGTTCCACAAATTGCGAAAACGATTCTACTTTTGTGGGCAGGCCTGCAAGACCTTTGCTGGCTCTACCAATAATAACTGGCCCAATTGCATCTGGTTGGCGGGGTCTAAACGAGTTATCAATCTCGTTGATAAAAACACCGGGTGAAACAAACTTAAAGTTTTTAACTGACATTTGACTTTATCCTCACTTGATTATAATTGAAAAAATTATAAGTTAATCAACAGTAAATAGTAAACCCATTTTCAAAAGTCTCGAAGTGAATAAAGAAAATTGGCTGCAGTTCAGGAACTAGTCAAATGTAAAAGGCGATTCACCGGGAAGTGGCTCAGATTCTCTGGGATATGTTATCTCTACAGTGTTTTCATCTATTCTAACTAAATTGCGATCATCGTTCTCGCCTTCACCGATTAAATAGCCCAGAACCTTTATGTTTATATCAGTTGAAAACATCCTGATATCCTCATTTAAATTTGACATGTTATTATTGTGTGCAAAAGCAGGTTGAATAAATGCTTCATACCGGTGACCATTTCTTTTCATTACAAATGAATTAATTTGACCAGTTCTTGCAATAAACGGGGCCATAAGTTCATTCATTTGTTGCTGATATTCTGTTTTTATATTAATCTTGTAATCTAATTCAACATAAACAGGAATTGGTATTGATAATGTTTGAATAATAATTTTTTTATTTATTCTTGGATAATATTTTTGAATTGTGCTTGATTTAGGTAGAGATCTCATGGACTGCGCAACTGCAAAATTTCTAGTTTTATCTTTTACAATTCTTTTTGCAACGACCATACGTCCGGTTCTCTGATCGCCTTCACGCGAATAAATTTGTGCCTGAAATGAACCTTTGTTTGCTGGGTTTTTATTAATCGCAGTTCTTTCTACGCTGATAAGCGGTAATTTTAGTGCGCCGCGTTGATCTCTAAGGCTTTTTTCATTTTTTACTTGGAATGCCCTTTCAGGAGCTTGCCATAGTACGGGCACCTTTTCTCTACCCTCGTTTGTTTGCGCCTCAAGAGCCAAATCTATCTTTAAATACGATGTCATGGCATAATCTATGTTTTCAATATCAGATTTTAGCATGCCTATTTCTTCTAACGAAACAGAGCCTGTGCCTTGTGTTGCTGGCAACATTGCAAAATCAAAATTATCAGGTAGCATTGAATAAACCTCTTCTTGCTCGCTTACAGGTAGCATTAATTTCAAAAGTTTGATCAACTTGACCAAAAAGTTTTCTTGGTTCAGATAATTTAACTATTTCATAATAGGTTTTACCATACAAAATAAAATCACCTTCTCGCACAAAAAGGTTTTGATCTTCAGTAAGTCTTCTTTTGTGAAAATGTACTGTAATCGCTGAATCTGAGTCAATTCCAGCGCCTTCTAAATAGCTTGTGGCTTCATTGTCAAACTTAACGAGCGCCATAACCCTAATGGGTGATAAAAATGTTTTTTCTACCGCTTCACCATACATATCGTGAAAGTTGGTTCTTTCCATATCGATAGGATAGTAAAGTATTTGCTGTCCAATAACGTGCTCAATAAGCTCATCGTTGACTTGCTTTACTAAATCACGCTCTTTCTTGCCAAGAAATAATGGAGGTGGCGGCTGTTCAGGTCTGTCCCATTTATTTGACATTTACTTACCCCACAAAAATTGGCAAAGGAGAAAAAGCAAACGTTTTTGCT